GCGTCATACAACAGAGGAACTTCGTGAACTTATTTGGAAATCTCAGGAGATGTACCCTAAGATTTACCCCGGAATTAAGTGGAGTGAGCGAAAGATGCAGTGGCAAGCGCCCTCTGGTGCTCGTTTATGGATGTCTTACCTAGATAGAGACGAGGATGTACTTCGTTATCAAGGTTTGGCCTTCAGCTGGATTGGTTTTGATGAGTTGACACAGTGGCATACACCGTTTGCGTGGAACTATATGCGTTCTCGCCTACGTACACCTGCCGCAGACCTACCAATTTTCATGAGAGCTACGACAAATCCGGGTGGGCCGGGTCATGCTTGGGTGAAGAAGATGTTTATTGATCCAGCCCCAGCTGGAAAGTCTTTCAATGCTACCGACATTGAGACTGGTTCTACGATGATGTACCCAAAAGGTCATAGTCGTGAAGGACAACCTCTGTTTAAGCGTAAGTTTATCCCTGCTATGCTGACAGATAACCCATACTTGGCACAGTCTGGTGATTATGAAACAATGTTGCTGTCTCTTCCTGAACATCAGCGTAAACAATTGCTTGAAGGTAATTGGGACGTTGCAGAAGGAGCAGCTTTTCCAGAATTTAACAGGGCTATTCATGTTATTGAACCGTTTGACATTCCTACTAACTGGACTAAGTTTAGATCAGGTGATTATGGCTATGGCAGCTACAGCGCAATTGTATGGTTTGCTGTTTCACCAAGTGACCAACTGGTAATCTACAGAGAATTGTATGTATCTAAAGTTTTAGCTATAGATTTGGCGCATATGATTACTAGGGCAGAGGTTAATGATGGCGTTGTCAGGTATGGTGTACTAGATAGTAGCTGCTGGGCTAAGCGTGGTGACAATGGCCCTTCAATTGCTGAGCAGATGATCTTAGAAGGGTGTCGCTGGCGTCCTGCTGATAGAAGCGCTGGTAGTAGGATGGCTGGTAAGCAGCAACTCCATAGACGCTTGCAGCTAGATCCGTTTACAGAAATGCCTAAGATGGTTATAACAAGCAATTGTGTTAATATCATTGCTCAACTACCCATTATCCCATTAGACAAACGTAACCCTGAAGATATTGATACCAAATCAGAAGATCACCTCTATGATGCTATACGATATGGCATTATGAGTAGACCTAAGAGTAGCTTATTCGACTATAACCCAGCTACTTCAAGAACAATTGGCATGCCGATGGCAGATAGTGTCTTCGGCTATTAAGGAATATTATGGCAACTAAACAAACACAATATACACAAGATAAAACACTAGCACTTGCTGATGTTAAATCACTAGACGAACAAGGCTTTGTTGGCAACTCGCTTTTAACATTTGTTGAGTCTCGATATACACGCGCTGAAGAAAGTCGTCGCTCTGATGAAACTCGTTGGCTCCGCGCCTATCGAAACTATCGCGGCATCTACGGCCCAGACGTACAGTTTACGACAACTGAGAAGTCTCGTGTGTTTATTAAAGTTACTAAAACTAAAACACTTGCAGCATATGGTCAGATTACGGATGTGTTGTTATCAAACAACAAATTCCCAATTAGCATTGACCCATCTACCTTGCCTGATGGTGTCATCGCTGATGTTCACTTCGATCCTAAAGATACTACACCATCTAAACCTAAGATGAGCATTCCCTTTGGTGAGCAAGGTTCGGCAGGTATCACAGCCGACTTCACCCTTGATACACTAGAGGAAATGCTAGGAGCGATGAAGGATGATTTGAAAGACATCCCAAATCTCAAGCCCGGCGTTGGTGTCACTCCTACCTCTATTACGTTTAGCCCAGCAATGGTTGCGGCTAAGAAGATGGAGAAGAAGATTCACGATCAACTTGACGAGAGTAATGCCACTAAGCATCTTCGTTCTGTTGCTTTTGAAATGGCCTTGTTTGGCACAGGAGTAATGAAAGGCCCATTCGCTACCAATAAGGAATATCCAAACTGGAATGAGGACGGTAAATATAATCCACTAATTAAAACTGTACCTGAAGCTTCTCATGTTTCCATTTGGAATTTCTATTGGGATCCTGATGCAAACAATACAGATGAGTGTCAATACATTATTGAACGTCATAAGCTAAGTCGCTCACAGCTTCGTGCTCTGAAACGCCGTCCTTATTTCCGTGCAAATGTAATTGATCAAATCATTGAAGAGGGTGAAGGATATGTTAAGAAGTATTGGGAAGATGATCTTAAAGACTTCACTCCCAACTTTGGCATTGATCGCTTTGAAGTTCTTGAATATTGGGGCAGTGTAGATATTGATCTGTTGATTGAAAACGATATTAACATTCCTCCAGAACTTGAAGATGAAGGCGAGTTGCAAGCAAACATTTGGTATTGCAATGGTCGTATTCTTCGCTTGGTACTCAATCCGTTTAAGCCTAGCAAAATTCCATACTATGCTGTTCCTTACGAACTAAACCCATACTCGTTGGCCGGTGTTGGCATTGCTGAGAACATGGACGATACACAAACGCTCATGAACGGCTTCATGCGTATGGCAGTTGATAACGCTGTCTTGTCAGGCAACCTTGTATTTGAGATTGATGAAACCAACTTGGTTCCCGGTCAAGACTTCTCAGTGCACCCCGGCAAAGTGTTTCGTCGTCAAGGTGGTGCGCCCGGTCAAAGCTTGTTTGGTACTAAGTTCCCTAACGTGGCTCAAGAGAACCTGCAACTGTTTGACAAGGCTCGACAACTCTCTGACGAATCTACAGGGTTGCCATCGTTTGCTCACGGTCAAACTGGAGTGAGTGGTGTTGGTCGTACAGCGTCTGGCATTTCGATGTTGATGAATGCTGCATCGGGTAGTACCAAAACTGTTATTAAAAACGTTGACGATTATTTGCTGGCACCGCTTGGTAAAGCCTACTTCAACTTTAACATGCAGTTTGATTATGACCCTGAGATTAAAGGAGACTTGGAAGTTTCTGCAAAGGGCACTGAGAGTTTGATGGCTAATGAAGTTCGTAGCCAACGCCTTATGCAATTCCTTCAAATTGCTAGTCAGCCTTCGCTTATGCCGTTTGCTAAGTTCCCATACATCATTCGTGAAATTGCTAAGAGTATGGATCTTGATCCTGACAAAGTTACTAACAACATGGATGAGGCAATGCGTCAGGCTTTCTTGCTACAGCAGCAACAGGCTCCAGCGGCTCCTCCGGGCGCTGAAGGTGCTACCCCTGCACAACCGGGTGCAGCCCCTCCACAGGGCGTTGGTGGCCCTCCTAGCGTAGCTGACACAGCAGGTACAGGTGGTGGCAACATTGGCATTGGTCAATCTCCACAACCGGGCATGCAAGGCTTTAGTGGGGCACCTCAAGAGTGAGCGATAAAGACTATCTCCCAAAGCTAAAAGTGCTCGTTAGTTCGCAGGCATCTTGGGATGCCTTTACCGACATGCTTGATGCTCATGTTGAACTGATGCGTCGAAAGATGGAGCAGACAGATGTTGTCACAGATTTGTATAGGGCACAAGGTGCCATCGCTGCGTTACGGCAGCTTAAGTATTTGAAGGATGAAATATTAAATGTCAAGAATTAAAGATGTAAAAGTAAACAGTAACCTTAGTTCAAAGCGCGGTTCAACTTCAGCCAGAGGGACATACGAAGATGATTCCTTTTCCGCTACACCTTCTATTAATTATTCTTCAAGTAAAGAGAATAAGAAATATGATGATAATGTTTCAGTTGATACCTCATCTAAACAACAAGATTTAGATATTGAAGGAAGTCTTCGTGTTAATAAAGATTTAGATATTCGTGGTGGACTTGGTAAGAGTAAATCTAGTTTTTCAGAGAAAGCAAAACAAGATAACAGAGAACTTGGTAATTATTCTGAAGAAGGTTCATCAACTCGTAAAAGTCTAGGTGGTAGATATAAAGATTTAAATATTGATTATAGTGAAAGCAAACCAAATCGTGGTGATTCATATAAACGAATTGAAGGAAGCTATAATATTAAGAATAGCGATACTGAAAATCTAAGCATTGGTGGTTCTGCCGATACTCAGAATAAAAAGAAAGCATATATTAATTACAATCTTAAATTTGCAGAAGGTGGTGCTGTTCCACAAACTAGTGGCATGCTTGCTGAT